CTGGCATGGCCGGACCTCCAACAAGGACGGCTGGTTCTATAAGTCTCAGTCCGACTGGGAGGCCGAAACCGGCATGACACGCCGGGAGCAGGAGACCGCTCGCAAGCGGTTGGAAAAGGCCGGCTTCCTGGAAGAGATCAGGAAAGGTGTTCCGGCGAAGCTGTACTTCCGAGTGAACGTTGACGCTCTGGAAACCGCCCTGAAAGCGCTGTCCTCCAGAATGGCGGAATCCGCCAATCAAGAATGTACAGATGGTGCAACCAGTATGGCGGAAAGCGCCATTCAAGAATGCACAAACCCGCCAGACTGTGAGGGCGGAAACCGCCAATCTATTACAGAGATTACTTCAGAGACTACCTCAGAGACTACGGCAGGAAAGACGTCCGGGCCTGACCGGCCGGACAACCACCCAGCGCAGGACGACCCAGATCACCCCAACGAGCAAAGCCAGCCCTCAAGGCCTGATGCCGCCATCGAGAACGGCCGATTCTGGGGGACACAAGACGATCTCGATCTTGCGGTGTGGATGTGGGACGCACTGGTCGATCAGCTGGGAGAGGACAAGCCACGAGAACCGAAATTCTCCCGCTGGGCAAACACCATCCGGCTGATGCGAGAGCAGGATGGCCGGGAGCACCGCCACATCCGGATTCTGTGGGACTGGGCTATCCGTCACGAGAAATTCTGGGCTTCACACGTCCAATCCCCCGAAAAGCTTCGCGACAAGTGGCCTCAGGTTGCCATGCAGCGGAGGTCAGAGCGCCGGAAAGCCCCGCAACAGGCAGGTATCGATCGAGCCGCCGAGCTCCGCCGCATCCACGAGCAGCGCTCGAACAGCCAGCAAGGAGTGACCTATGAACACCAATGATCTGGAGGCCTTTGGCGATATGTGGGCACAGGCCCATGAGATCTATGGCAAGAGCCCCGAGCCCAGGGTGGTTTACATGGTATTCCAGTCGCTCATCGCCTTCTCGTTGGCTGACATTGAGCACGCCCTATCTCGGCACATCACCAACCCAGATACGGGCCAGTACCCGCCCAAGCCTGCCGATATCGTCCGGTTGCTGCAGGGCAGTAGCCAGTCCGCCAGCGGGGAGGCTTGGGCCAAGGTCGATTTCGCTATCCGTTGCGTGGGCAACTACCGCTCTGTGGTTTTCGATGACCCGAAAATCCACGCAGCAATCGAGAGGCTTGGCGGCTGGCAGACCGTTGCCCTGACCGATAACAAGGAATATCCGTTCCTCCGGAACAACTTCCTGAAGCTCTACCAAGGTTTCACCACTACACCACCCGACAGCTTCCCTCGAAAGCTCATCGGCGCCAGCGAGCACGAGAACAGCCTGCAATCTGGCTTCAAGCGTGGTCGTTCGACGGACCAGCCGGCACTGATAGGCGACAAGGAAAAGGCCCGGCTGGTGTACCAGGGCGGGGGTGAGCAAGGCGTGGTCCGCATCCACCATGAAAAAACGGAGGAGTTCCTCGGGCTGGCAGTAGACGATAAGACCAAGCGCATTGGAGGTTTGCATTGAGAACCAACCACCTTTCCAAGATGAGAGCTCGCCAGGCGGCGAAAGACTACATGCACGGCGCCGATCTTCGAGCCCAGTCCGAGGAGCTCTCCGACAAGTTTCTGGGAGTGAAGTTTGGCTGCAGCTCTTTCACGATCAGGAAGGTCCGGGAGCATATGCCCGTTGTTGCCCTCGATGAAGAAGACCAGGCGCTGATCCGCCAGTGTGCAGCAGAGAAGGCCCGCATTGATCAGCAGCTGCCAAAACTGAGCAAGTCTTATCTGTCCCGTCACTACCAGGTAAGCCCGGAAGCGATTGATATCGAGCTGGATCTGGCCGGTTGGGAGGATCCGCGCATTCAAAGGAAAAAGCGGAGGGCTGCATGAGGAAGCGATCGGGCCCGGCGTTCAACCAGGAGAAGCGGCCGCTCAAGCCCTGCCCAAAGTGCCATGGCGGTGGCTTTGTGAAGCCGATGTTCTATGAGATGCCCTGCGACCGCTGTGAAGCGTCCGGTGTGGTTTGTAAGGAGACCGGCGAAAGCCTCTCAAAGGAAGACCTGGTGATTCAGCTGCGAATCCGGCTGAGCGAGCGCAACCAGGAGTTGGTGGAGGTCAGGCGACAGCTGGCGGCCATGAGGGCAGAGAGCAACGGCCGGGGCTATGGCGCTGGCGGATCACGGTACCACGGGGACTGACATGCTGACTCGAAAAACGCCGCTGAAAACCAAGACATCGCTGAAATCAAAGAGTGGCCTGAAGTTCCGGGCTCAAGTGAAATCCACCAGACCGAAGCGGAGCAAGATCCGGGACAGCGCCAAAGGTGAGCCTTGCCTGGTGAGAGTCCCTGGGGTTTGTAATCGAAACCCAGACACCACAGTCCTCGCTCACCTGAATGGCGGTGGCGTTGGTGGAAAGAATGAAGACCACAAGGCGGCCTATGCCTGCTCAGCATGTCATGGCTGGCTGGATGGCGGGTATGCCAATGATGGATATTCCAGGGTAACCCGGGACCTCTGGCACCTGGAAGGGGTTATAAGGACTCAGGACCGGCTCATAGAGAAGGGCCACATCGAAGTTAAGGGGGCTGCATGAGATTATCTGCGCGTAAGGCATGGCACGATGCTTTTTACATTCCAAAGGATGACGCCCTCGCTCGGGCGCGTACTCCGAAGAAAAACGCTGAAGAGAAAGCACCTAAGGAGCCAGGCCAGGTCTACTCTCAGGGATGGTACCGAAACTTGTATGAGGAAACAGATAGGGGCCGCGTGCTTTCTGGCCGGAAGCCTCTCGTGACAGCTTCGGAGTCATTAAAAGGCGGTTCTGACTTTTTTGAGAGATGGGATGCAATGTGGAGGTCTCGAATTCAGGGGGCAATAAAGACACTGCCCAAGCCGCTGAGATCTTTCGGGGCGATAATGTACGCGCCAGCGACTGAGTTCAGCGCAGAAGATTGCGAGCGTGTTCATGAATACCTGCAAAATGAATTTTTCAAAGCCCTAGATAAGGACAGGCTTCTAGCCATGCAGGGTAAGCGAATCGTTCGGCTGAAGCTCTTGATGTATGCAGCAATGCGCCATCACCGTGATGTGGTATTTGGCGGTGGATCTACGCTTGGTGGTCCTGCTGGTATATCAAGGTTCCTTTACCATATGTATGGCGAGAGGCTTCCGAGCGTTCAAAACTGGGCTGAGCATTGGGCGGCTGACTGGGACAAGATGCTGGGTATCCTCGACAACATGGAGCGAAAAGCCCTTGCTCCAGTTGCCAATGAAATTGGACTGATGTCGGAGGAGCGGGAGGGCGTGGCATAAGGTGTTGCGTTTTGGGGTGGTTTTGGTACTCTGGCTCTAGTTTGGGAAACCATCCCCAATAAAACCGCCCTCCACTTGGAGCTGGCGGTTTTTTTGTGTCCGGACCAGATACGACGTGCGGCCTGGCGGGCATGACACATAGCCGCTCGGTGAGGTTGGCGCCCTCTTCACAATTCAGCAGCCGCAACCACACATGACTATTCGCCCGCCTCCGAGCGGGCTTTTTTATGCCTATGAATCGCCAACTACTCAGATCACAGCTGGAGCGCCACGAAGGCCTCCGACTGAAGCCCTACCTCGACACAGTGGGCAAGCTGACCGTCGGCTATGGTCGCAACCTGGAAGACGTGGGCATCAGTCGCGATGAGGCTGACTTCATGCTCGACAACGACATCGACCAGGTTGAGCGTCAGCTGGAGACCGTGGACGAATACCGGGACCTGGATCCTATTCGTCAAACCGTGATCGGCAATATGGCTTTTAATCTTGGGTTTGCCGGCCTCATGGGCTTCAAGAACATGTGGGCAGCTATCGGTCGTCGGGACTGGGATCGGGCAGCAGACGAAATGCTCAATTCGAAATGGGCCCGCCAGGTTGGCGTGAGAGCCGTTGAGTTGTCGGAAATCATGCGGGCTGGCGAGGTACGCGGTGTCTGAAGTGAGCGATCGCCGAGGTTGGCACATCGACAAGGGCATTCCCATCGCAGTTCTGGTGACGGTTGTGTTGCTGGCGGTTTCCATTGCCAGGGATCAGTCCAAGCAGGATGAGCGACTTTCACTGGTTGAAAGTTCTGTTCAGACGCTGCAGCAGGCCCGGCTTAATGACCAGGAGCGCACTGAAAAGACTTACAACGAGCTCAAGGTCGATATCCGGCGGATGAACGAGAAGCTCGACCGCCTCCTTGAAAGCCAATATGGACGCAACTGAAAGCCATCCGGACCCGAATCGCTGGTGGAAGCACCGCCGGCGCGGGTACTACACCGGCAAATGGTGGGCCATCTTGCAGACGCCCTGTTGGGTCCTTCTGGGCATTTATGATCCGAAGGTCCTTGAATCAATGGGGGTGGTCATCGGCTGGTCATACGGCATCAGCGCCACACTGATCGTCAGCTACTTCGGCAACAACATCGCTGAGGCCTGGGCAGGCAAGGTGAAGCAATGATTCTGAGCACTGTGAAGGCCAAGCTCTCGGCGTATGCGGTTCCGATCATCGCCACTTTGGTGGTCGTTGCGGGCCTCTCATTCTGGTGGCTGTGGTCAGACCGCCAGCAGCTGCTGCAGGAGAACGCCAATCTCACACAGGCCATGGATCAGGCCAGGGTCACCAACGAAGAGAACTTATCCCAGATCGCTCAGCTGCAGGCGGATATCCGTTGGCGGGATCAGCAAGCCCTGATCCGCTCAGAGCGAGAGAGAAACCTTAGCGAACAGCTGGCCAAGACCGAGGCCGAGCTGAAGGAGTTGGTTAGAGATGCGCCTTGCTCTGGTCCTGAGTATGTGTGGCCTGACGCTGTTTATGAGCGGATGCGGTCCGGCACAGTGGCTGACCCGAACCGAGTACGTGAAGGAGCAGGTTCCTCAGGATTACCTGGTACCGCGGACACTTCCGGCGCCACCTCGGCGGATTGACTGGTGCCCGGTGTGGGCTGAGCAGCTGAAGAAGGTGGCTACCGCGTGCGAGGGCGATAAGGATGACGTCAGGGCATGGAACGACCGGCCAATCGAAGAGGCATCTAAGTGAACGAACAACAGACTGCCGAGCTCATCGAAGCTATCCGCCAGCAGACAGATGCCATCAATCGCCTGGCCAGCAGCAATGCCGCACTGGTTCAGGCGATGGCTGAGGCCGAGGGCATGGATGACGAGGACAGGGAGCCGACCACTTACCTCGACGGCAGCACACTCGACTGATGCCACAGCGTACCGCCAAGCCCTGCCGGGACAAGCTGTGCCGGATGACCACCAGGGAGAAGCACGGCTACTGCGAGGCTCACGCCGACCAGGCCAAGAGCTGGACACGAGGCCGTGCAGGCAGAGGCAGAGGTGGCAGGCCTTGGCGCCGGCTGCGAGAACAGGTGCTTGAGCGTGATCGGTACCTCTGCCAGCCGTGCAAGCGAGAGCGGAAAGCGACACCAGCAACTGAGGTTGATCACATCATCCCAGAGGCTGAGGGAGGCGCCACAGTTGCCGGCAACCTTGAGGCCACCTGCCACCCGTGCCACCAGGCCAAGACCCAGCGGGAGGCCTTGAGGGCGCGAGCTCGAGGCGACTGACGACCCGGGGGTGGGTAAATCTCTACAGCCTTGTCCAGCGGACACCGCGCCTTCAGTCGTTTTTTTTTGCGTGAGAAATAACGAAACTTTTTCCGGAGGTCCTGGTTGAACAACAACGCTCCAGTTCGCGCCTCCGGCGGAGGCCGAAAACGGAAGTCGGTTGGCACTCAGAAAAGCTCGATCACTCGGATCAATCCTCCCGAAGAATTGATGGGTGACGCAGCCCGGAGAATCTGGAAACAACAATCGAAGGTTCTGATCGATCGCGGCACCTTCGAAGTCGAAGACGCCCCACTGCTTCAAGCCTACTGCAACGCCTGGCAGTTGATGCTCGATGCCGAGATCCGGATTGCCAACGAGGGATTAACGCTCCCGACCGCTGATGGCAGCGAGAAGATGCACCCGGTTGTGAACGTCCGCGACAAGTCAGTGCAGCAGCTTTCAAGACTGGGCTCACTGCTCGGGCTGGATCCGCTTACCAGGATGAGAATGCTCGGCGGTGGCGGAGCAAATGACGACGGCAAAAACGAGGGCAACGAATTCGACGAGTTCTAACCTATGAGCGCCTACCCCAATGTGAACGCGGCGCAGAAGTACGCCCGCGATGTGGTAGGTGGCCGGATCGTCGCCTGCAGCTACGTGAAGGCAGCTTGTGCCCGACACCTGAATGACCTGAAGGCAGCGAAAGCAAAGAGCTATCCGTATCGGTTCGACCGGGACCTGGCGGAAAGGGCCTGCAGGTTCGTCCAGCTCCTCCCCCATACCAAAGGGGAGTGGGCCAGAGGCAACCAGCGGATCGTCCTTGAGCCCTGGCAGCTGTTCAGCTTCTCGATGGTGTTCGGGTGGATCCGGAAGAAGGATAAGCTCCGTCGGTTCCGGGAAGTCTACGAAGAGGTCCCCAGGAAGAACGGCAAGTCCATCAAGGTGGCCGGCGCCGGGTTGTACGCCTTCTGCGCAGATAAAGAATATGGCGCCGAGGTCTATTGCGGTGCCACCAGCGAGAAACAGGCCTGGGAGGTTTTCCGCCCTGCCCTGAAGATGGCCAAAAAACTGCCAAACCTGCGCAACCGATTTGGCATCGTGCCCTGGGCAAAGAAGCTGGAGCGCGGGGATGGAAGCGTTTTCGAACCGGTGATCGGAGACCCGGGCGACGGCTCCAGCCCCTCGATGTCCATCATCGACGAGTATCACGAACATCCTGACTCGCGCCTTTACGACACGATGATCACTGGCATGGGCGCCCGATCGCAGCCGTTGCTTTGGGTGATAACCACCGCGGGTTTCGACATCGCCGGGCCCTGTTATGAAATGCGGGAACGCGCCATCGAGATGCTGGAAGGCACCAGCCAGGATGACGAGCTGTTCGCCATCATCTACACCATCGATCCGAAAGACGACTGGACTACCGACGAGGCCATTCTCAAGGCCAACCCAAACGCCGGCGTTTCGGTAAAGCTCGACTACCTGAAGAGCCAGCGCGACAAGGCAGTGGCCCGGGCCCGGCTGGCGAACAAGTACAAGACCAAGCACCTCAATGTGTGGGTCTCCTCGAAAGAGGGGTTCTTCAACATGGAGGACTGGAAACGCTGCGAGGACCGATCGCTCACGATCGACCAGTTCCGCGGCGAGGATTGCATTCTGGCTTTCGACCTTGCGCGAAAGCTCGACATGAACAGCATGGCCCGGCTGTTCAGCCGCCAGGTAGATGGCAAGACGCATTACTACTGCGTCAGCCCGAGATTCTGGGTACCGGAAGACACCGCGTTCGACAATGAAGACCGCCGGCTCGGCGAGCGATACCAGGGCTGGATTGAGTCCAAGCACCTGGACGCCACAGACGGCAGCGAAGTTGACTACCGGGAAATCCTGGAATGCGCCAAGGAAGCCAATCTGGAAACGCCGGCGCAAGAGGCACCCATTGACCCACACGGCGCCGCGAACCTCTCGCACCAGCTGGACGACGAGGGACTGAACCCGATCACCATGGTTCAGAACTACACCAACATGTCCGATGGAATGAAGGAGCTGGAGGCCGCGATCGTCTCTGGCCGGTTCCACCATGACGGCAATCCGATCATGACCTGGTGTGTTGGCAACGTGGTTGGCAAGTACCTGCCTGGCAATGACGACGTGGTCCGCCCGATCAAGCAGGGCGATCACAACAAGATCGATGGCGCGGTGGCTCTCATTATGGCCATAGGCCGCGCACTGGCGAACGCCCAAGTAGGCGAAAGCGTACTGGATACCCTTTCTGACGACGACATCCTGGTGATGTAAATGCGCACTTATCTGATCGACACCCTGGGCCTTGCCGGTTTCGGGGCGATGACCTATGGCCTGTATCTCAGATTCGGCCTGGCCGATGCCCTTATCGCTGCTGGCGGACTCATGCTCATCATGGCTCTGGCGGCTGCCCGCGCCTCCAAGCGCAACGCTGGCGGAGGTAAGAAATAATGCTTGAGTCCCTGTTCGCCCCGGAATCCCGCTCACTTGAGGATCCGAGTACACCTCTGACCGGCCAGAACCTGGCGGAGTACTTCGACACCAATATCGGTATCCAGGTTGATAACCAGTCCGCCCTGACTCTCTCGGCGGTCTACTCCTGCATTTACGTGTTGTCGTCTTCCATTGGCCAGCTGCCGCTCTACGTTATGCGGAAAAAGGGCGACAACATCGAGGCGGCCAAGGATCACCCGGCTTACTGGTTGCTTCACGATGAGCCCAATGAGTGGCAGACCAGCTACAAGTGGCGGGAAACCAAACAGAGCCACGTCCTCGGCTGGGGCAACGGATACACCCAGACCGTGCGCAGCCCGAGCGGAGAGCTTCGCGAACTCGTCACCCGCCGTCCCTGGGAAACCCAGCTGGTCAAGAACGGAAACCGTTGGCTCTACGCCGTCACCGAGGAAGACGAAGGCAGTCGCGCCGTCGCCCTCGAGGACATGATCCACGTCCGGGCCCTGGGTTCTGATGGCCGCACCGGTAAAAGCCTGATCCGGCAACACGCCGAAACCATCGGTCTGGGGCTGGCGGCTCAACGCTACGGCAAGGATTTCTTTACCGGTGGCGGCCGCCCTACCGGCCTGATCTCAGTGAAGGACTCGCTTCAGAAGGATAGTTGGGAGCGCCTGAAAACCGCCTGGAACAACGCGGTCTCAAAGCTGAAAGCCAGCGAGAACAAGACGCTGATGCTCCCGGCGGATCTCGACTACAAGTCGATCACCATTCCGCCCGAGGATGCCCAGTTCCTGGAAACCCGGAAGCTGAACCGCTCCGAGGTTGCCGGCATCTTCAACGTGCCGGCCCACATGATCAACGACCTGGACAAGGCCACTTTCTCCAATATCAGCGAACAGGCCATTCAGTTCGTGCGCCACACCATGATGCCGTGGGTTGTGAACTGGGAGCAGGAAATCAACCGCCGGGTATTCACTCGCGCCGAGCGTGCCGCTGGCTACTACTGCAAGTTCAACCTTGCCGGTCTGCTGCGCGGTACCGCGAAAGAACGAGCCGAGTTCTATCGCGCCGCGATCAACGACGGCTGGATGGATCGCAACGAAGTCCGAGTGCTCGAGGACATGAATCCACGGGATGGTCTGGACCAGATGCTGGTCAGTGTGAACGCCCAGCCCCTGAGCGCCCTGAATCAATCCGACACCCCCAACGATGACGAGGAACCCACCTCATGAGCGAAGTCGAGAAGCGCGCCCTTCTTTGTGAGGTGCGTGCCGAAGAAACCGAGGAAGGACAGCCGGCCCGCATCGTCGGGCATGGTGCGGTCTTCAATAAGCGCAGTGAAATGATCCTGGGCATGTTCAAAGAGGAGATCGCCCCGGGCGCCTTCGACGATGTGCTCAACGACGATGTTCGAGCACTGTTTAACCACGATCCCAACTTCGTGCTGGGGCGCACTCGCAGCGGGACGCTGGAGCTTTCGGTTGACGCCGAGGGCCTTCGTTACGACATCAATCCGCCAGACACCCAGTCCGTCCGGGACCTGGTGTTGGCTCCGCTGACCCGGGGTGACATCACCGGATCCAGCTTTGCGTTCCGGGTTGCGCCTGACGGTGACGAATGGATGGAAGACGACGACGGACTGATCGTGCGGACCATCCACCGTTTCAGCCGATTGCTCGACGTCTCGCCGGTGACCTACCCGGCTTACCCGGATGCGGGCGCTGCAAAGCGCTCCCTCGAGGCTCGCTGTGAAGAGATCAAGGGTCTCGCCCAGCGTGCCATCAATCAGCGCCGCGCCCGCGAGCGCTTCCTTGAACTCATCCACGCCTGAACCTACTACCGCCCCGGAGGGCACAGCACTATGAAACTCCATGAATTGAAGCAAGCGTACAACGAGCTCGCCCGGAACATGCGCAACCTGCATGACAAGATCGGCGACACCACCTGGACTGACGAGCAGCGCAGCCAGTGGAGCGACTGGAAACAGAAGCTCGACGGTCTGGACGAGCAGATCAAGCGCGAAGAAGCCCTGCGCGATGCCGATCAGCGTTTCGTTGAGGAGAACGAAGAAGAGCACCGCGACAACCTGGACAATGAAGAGCGCGGTGGCCAGTCCGTTGATGAGCAGCGTGCCCAAGCGTTTGACGGTTTCCTGCGTCAGGGAATGTCCGAAATGTCCGCGGAGCAGCGCCAGATCTTGCGCGAGATGCGTGCTCAAGCCACCGACCCAGACACTGCTGGCGGCTACACGGTACCAACCGAGATGCTGAATCGCATCCACGAAGCGATGAAGGACTACGGCGGTCTGGCCAGCGTAGCCCAGATCCTCACCACTGACAGCGGTCATACGCTGGAGTGGCCCACCTCTGACGGTACCGCTGAAGAAGGCGAGCTGATCGGCGAGAACTCTCAGGCATCTGAGGGTGACGTGGTGTTCGGTATCAAAAACCTTGGCGCCAAGAAGCTCAGCTCCAAGGTGATCCGCGTTTCCAACGAGCTGCTGAACGATTCGGGCATCGACATTCAGGGCTTCCTGGCAAGCCGTATCGGTTCCCGTCTTGGACGCGGTGAGGCCAAGTTCCTGGTGCAAGGTACCGGTGCTGGCACTCCCGAACAGCCCACTGGCCTGCAAGCGTCGGTGACTGGAACCACCACTGCTGCCAGCTCCAGCGAATTCACCTGGCAAGAAGTGAACGGACTGATCCACAGCATTGATCCGGCTTACCGCCGCGCTGCGAATTTCCGCATCGGTCTTAACGACAACACGCTGAAGTTGATGACGGAAATGGAAGACTTGCAGGGCCGCCCTCTGTGGCTCCCGGCGGTATCCGGTGCGGCTCCGGCCACAATCCTGAACGTGCCTTACTTTGTGGACCAGGGCATTGCCGATATCGGCGTGAACGCCAAGTTCATGTACGCCGGCGACTTCGCCCAGTTCATCATTCGCCGGGTTCGTTACATGGTGCTGAAGCGCCTGGTTGAGCGCTACGCCGACTTTGACCAGACCGGCTTCCTCGCCTTCCATCGCTTTGATTGTGTGCTGCAGGACGCTGCCGCGATCAAGGCACTGCAGGGCGCTGCCACTTAATTCACCGGGCTGCCTTGGGCGGCCCCTGAACTGACGGAGCCGATATGCTCGAGCTGGACATTATCAAGCAACACGTCCGGCTCGAGCCGGACTTTGTCGAAGACGACACACTGCTCGAAACCTACTCAACCGCAGCCCAGCGCCTTGTCGAAAACCACACCGGCCGCACGCTATATGCGACGGCGGCAGAGATCCCGAAGGATCCGGATACAGGTGAGGTAACCGACGAAGACGCCCTGGTTCTGGATGACGACATCACAACCGCGATGCTTCTGCTGATCGGCCATTGGTACGTCAACCGGGAGAGCGTTGTTGTAGGGGCCATAACCTCTGAATTGCCAATGGCGGTCGAGGCCCTGATTTCGCCGTACCGCCACTTTCATTTCGCGTAGCGAGGAATAGCTCATGGCACGCAAACCCAGCAAGACAAAACAGGACCAGACGACAGAGCAAAAGCCAGTCGATCCTGAACAGGTCGAAGCCTCTGAAGCTGAAACCCAGCCAGAAGTGGCCGGTGGTGAGCAAAGTCAGACTGAGCCTGAGACTCAACCAGCAGCAGAGCCAGAATCCGAGGCTGCAGCGCCCGAGGCCTCTGAAAACGGCGCACCTGACGAAAAGCCGGCAGCAAAAACCACAGCGCGGATGGTTGAGGCCACGCTGAAAACTCGCCATTGCCGAGGCGGCATTTGCAAGGGAGCCGGCGAGACCATGTCGATGACCCAGGGCGAGTACGACCGCCTGAAGAAATACGACCGGGTAGAGTGAAATGAGAGCTGGCCAGCTTCGGCACAGGATCACTATCGAAAAGCCTGGCCAGACCCAGGATCCCGAAACCGGAGAGATGATCCCGGGCTGGGAGGTCGTGGCTACTGTATGGGCTGCCAAGCGGCCTTCCAGCGCCCGAGAGTTCAAGCAATCCCAGGCTGGCCAATCTGAGGTCACCGGTGAATTCCAGATCCGGTACCGCCCGGGTATCGATGCAACGATGCGGATTGTCCACAAAGGCCAGATCTTCAACATCGAAGGCGTACTGCCCGACGATCGGAGCGGCCGGGAGCATCTGACCCTGCCCTACAGCGAAGGCGTTAGCAACGATGGCTCGTGATGGCGTTAGCTATGAGATGACCGGGTTACCGGAATTGCTGGGAAAGCTGGATGGCCTGGAGTATGACCTGAAGCGCAAGGGCGGACGGTTCGCACTTCGCCGGGCTGCACAGGTTATTCGGGATCAGGCCCGTCAGAATGCTGAGCGGGTGGATGATCCCCGAACATCAGAGAACATAGCGGCGAACATCGTCGAGCGATGGAGCGGTCGTCTGTTCAAGAGAACCGGCAACCTTGGCTTCCGCGTCGGTGTGCTTGGCGGGGCCAAAGGTGCGGCCAAGGATTCCGGCGAGGTTGAAGGCAAAGGAAGCGGGAACCCTGGAGGCGATACGTTCTACTTCCGCTTTGTGGAGTTCGGCACGGAGAACGCGCCCGCGCAGCCTTTCATGAGGCCGGCAATCAACCAGGTTGGAAACGAGCCTGTTGACGTGTTCATCAAAGAATACGGCAAAAGTATCGACCGAGCACTCAGGCGAGCCCGGAAGAAGGCAGGTGTGAAATGAGCATCAAGATTGTTTTGCCATCCGGTAAAGCGCCGAAGGCCTGCCGGGGAACAAAGATATACACCGAAGACGGCCATGAAATTAAGGGTGTGACTGGCTGCAATATCGAGATCATGCCTGATGGGGTAGTAATGGCTCGCCTGTCGGTCTTTGTTGAAGACGTGGAAAACCTAGACGAAATAAAGGGCCAGGTGACCATCGTCAACCCAGAAAACAAGGAAGTTGAAGATTTTATTTCGGATTTGATGAATGAGGGCAAGCAGTGACCCCGCCAATCTTCCAGGTATGCGCATCAGATACGAATGTCACCGCTCTGCTGGGCACCGGCCCCACGCGGTTGTTCCCGTTTGGGCAGGCTCCGCAGGGGGTCACCCTGCCATACGCGGTTTGGCAAACCATAAGCGGCTTGCCAGAGAACTATCTGGGACAGGTGCCCGATCTCGACAGCTACACCATCCAGATCGATGTTTACGCCGGGCGAGGCAGTGAGGCCCGACAGGTAGCCGCTGCGCTGCGCGATTCGATCGAGCCCCACGCTCACGTGGTCGGCTGGAACGGGGAGAGCACCGATCCCGACACCGGTCACAGACGATATGGATTCGACGTCGAGTGGCACGTCCACCGATAGCCCAGATGCAGATTCAAGAAACCCGGCCACGAGCCGGGTTTTTAGTTTCGGTACAGCCTAGGGTCGCTCCTGAATGCCGGCGACGCCATCTAACCGGCCGGCTGTACCTCCTATTCGAGATGGCAGAGGAGAATAGTGATGGCTGACATCATTCCTTTCGATTACCAGGGCCAGTTCGTTCGCTTCACTACCGAAGGCTGGATCAACGCGACTGATGTGGCAAAACAGTTCGGTAAACGCCCTACAGACTGGCTCAAACAAGACGAGACCAAGCAGTATCTGGCAGCTCTGGCTGAAGCGCTTACATGTGATCCTGAGTCACTTGTAAAAACCAGCCGCGCCCGGGCGGATCGTGGCGGTGGTACCTGGCTGCATCCAAAGCTCGGGGTCCGTTTCGCGCAATGGCTCGACATCCGGTTCGCAGTCTGGTGCGACCTCCATATCGATGCAGTCCTTCGTGGCAGCGGCAACGCTTTGCAGGAATACGAGCGCGCGCACAACGCACTTGAATCACGAAAAGAGCTGGCCAGCGAGCAAGGTCGCGGACTGGCTCAGTGGCGCCACCAGAAGGAGCCACTCCAGCAGCAAGTCGAATACTGGCGAGAACAGTTACAAATGAACCTGGCGCTCGACGCCGCAGTTTAAAGCCCGCCACTGAGCGGGCTTTTTTATGCCCGAAACCCGCACGAGGATTTACACATGTCTGTATTGGCACAAGGCACGCACATCTTCATCCTGGACGACACCGGTGAAACACCGGAAGTGGTCCGCATCGAATGCGCCACCAGCTTTTCCCCGGGTGGCGATCCCGCTGATCAGATCGAGGACACCTGTCTGGAGCATAACGAGCGCTCTTACCGGTCCGGTCTGCGCACTCCTGGCCAGGCATCCATGGGCCTGAATGCTGACCCGAAGTATGACAGCCACCTGCAGCTCTACGGTCTGTCCCGGATGAATCCAAACCCCATTATTTCCTGGGCGGTTGGCTGGTCCGATGGCAAAGCGGTTCCCAATTTCGGTTATGGCGTGGACTCTGTAACCGTAAGTGAAGGTGGATCGGATTACAGTGAGTCCACCACCACTGTCGAGTTCTCTGCCCCAGAGGATTCCGACGGCAAAGTCGCAACCGGTGTGGCCACTGTCGTTGGCGGTGTAGTCACCGAGATCACCATCACCGACCCGGGCAGCGGCTACTCGGCAGCTCCGACCGTAACCGTTAACGATAGCGGCACGGGAACCGGCGCAACCGCAACCGCCTCGCTGGAAAGCAGGCCATCGTTTGTTTTCCCGGACACCCGCACCTGGTTCACCTTCCAGGGCTATGTTTCCGACTTCCCGTTCGACTTCGCTCAGAACACTGTCGTCACCACTGAGGTTTCGATTCAGCGTTCTGGTGACTCCAACTGGATCAAGAAGGCTGCCAGCTAATGGATCTGACCCTTGATGCACTGAAGGACATGGGCGCCTTTACCGGCGCCCCTGTTGAGAAAGAAATTGTCCTGAAGAAAGACGGCAATGAAGAGAAGACTGCCACGGTATATGTGCGCAAGCTTTCTTACTACAGCGCTGTCTCGGACATTAAATCACTCAATGCAAAGTCTGATGCCGTAGCCGGGCGTATTGCTTCGGCAATCTGCGACAAGGAAGGCAAACAGGTATTCGCGCCTGGTGACATTACCGGCGAGGCGGACCCTGATCGAGGCCCGTTGAACAGCGAAATCACAATGGAATTGCTGCGGGTGATTGGTGAGGTTAACGGAAAAAAGACGAAGAGCTGACGCCTGAAGATGAGCTTTGGTGCGAACTTGTACTTAACGGAGTCGGTGGATGCACTATTGCGCAAGCCCAGCGGCGCGTCAGCTATACTGAGTTTTTGTTGTGGTCCCAGTATCGACAAAGGCGCGGCAGCTTAAACACTGGCATGCGCGTTGAAAGGGCCGGGGCCCTGATTGCTACTATTCTTGCTAACCAAAATCGGAAAAGCGATAGTCAGCCTTTTAGTTTTTACAGCTTGGCTCCACACCATGACGAGCCAGTATTGACCATGGAGGAAGCGATGGAAAGTTGGAAATAATCGTACAATGAGCCTGTGCGGCTAGGCCGCCCAGCCTAAAATGGAGCAAGCCACTCCCATGCCGCACCCTTTCAATGGCGATAATTTGAGGCGACGTTATCATTAAGATTTCTCGGGAAAAGGCAAGAGCTTGTGGCGTTAATACATTTTTCACTGGCCGGCCATGTAAGCGCGGAAATTTATCAGAGCGAAGAACATGCAATGGAGAGTGCCTGTGCAGCGACTGTCAAAAGGCAAGCAAAGAAAGGCTTGCAAGATACCGCTCACAGAATCGAGCGCTTTTGAAGAAAAAGGCTTCAAAATACTACATCGAAAATCAAGAACAAATCGAGGCTAGGCGCCGAGAGTACGTTTTAAAGAACAGAGAAAAGGTAAACTTGATTAAGAAGCGCGCTTATGACAAAAAGCCGGAAAAATACGAAGAGATACGCCGAGAATGGGCCAGGAAGAACAAAGAGAAAGTTCGCGCCAGTCGCAAAAGATGGCGCAGCCTTAATGCTGAAAAGTTGAGGCAAATAGACTCGATTAGAAGATCTCGAAAAACTAAACGCAAGCCAGCATGGTTTGGGGAGCTTGATAACTTTGTCATCGCAGAGGCTTACTCCCTAGCCAAAGAGCGGGAAGCTGCGTCAGGGTTGCCTTATGAGGTTGACCACTTGGTTCCGTTAATATCAGAAAAAGCAAGCGGGCTTCATGTTGCCGGCAACATACAAGTTATCCCCGCTAAGTTGAATAGAATCAAAGGCAACAGACTTATTATGACAACCCCGCTTGAATGGCTAAAATATTGCCAAATAGGAACGCAAGTAGTTAGAGGGGCGGCATGAAAATAATTGGCGGTTCATTTGGCGCAAGCGGCAAGGCCCGTTTTGCCGGCAAGTACCTGGAAGTCCTTGGCGAGAAGCAGAAGGATTATCAGGGCAGCGACGTGGAGTCGGTCACTGTCCGACAGGAGAAAGAGCGCCAATTTGGCATTTTCGGTGCGCTTATTGGCACGCTGCTGTTCGGCTACATCGGTAGCCTGTTCCTCGGGGTGATTGGCTGGGTTGCCGGTCTGCTGTTCGCCATCACGGGCTCGTTCTACCACAAGCGGCGATATTTCGCGGATCTGGAATTCAAGGACGGCCTGAAGCTTACGCTTGAGCCAAACGACCACGAAGCCAAAAAGCTGGTCAAGTTCGCAGAAACCTGAACACCTAACGAATCACGAATAACCCGTCCAGACCGGCGGGTTTTTTTATGCCTGGAGAAACTCATGGCGAGGAAATCCCTCGGGACGCTCACGCTCGATCTAATAGCGAAGGTGTCCGGCTTCGAACAGGGTATGGACAAGGCGTCTCGCAAGTCCGAGAAAACTGCTAAGAAGATCGAGCGCTACTCCAATCAGATCGGCGCCGCCATTACAGCCGCCAGCGCCACGGCAGTAGCTGGGATGACCGCTCTCGTGGCATCGACTTCTGAGAGCGCAAGAGAAGTGCAAAACCTTTCCCGGCTGGCGGGCTCAAGTCCCCAGGAGTTCCAGAAGCTGACCTACGCTGCAAAGCGATACGGAATTGAGCAGGAAAAAGTGTCCGATATTCTCAAGGACACGAACGACCGCATCGGCGACTTTATTCAGACCGGCGGCGGTCCTATGGCCGACTTTTTCGAGAACATCGCGCCAAAGGTTGGCGTCACCGCTGATCAATTCGCCCGGCTTTCGGGTCCAGACGCACTTCAGCTCTACGTGCGGAGCCTCGAGGAGGCCGGAGTAAGTCAAAAAGATATGACCTTCTATATGGAGGCCATTGCTTCTGACGCCACAGCTCTGGTTCCGTTGCTGCGCAACAACGGCAGAGAGATGAAAAACCTTGGCGACGAAGCTGAGCGAACAGGCAACGTATTCTCCGATCTTGAGTTTGAGCAACTGGAAGATATCCGTCGCGGTTTTGACGAGCTCAGCGGCGCCGCTACAGGCATGAAGAATGAAATCGTTCTGGCGGCCCTCCCAGCGGTAAATGAATTGATCGACCTTCTTTCGGATGATTCAACTCTTAAATCCGCTCAAGCGCTAGGCACTGCTGTTGTAACCGCGATGAATAAAGCTGCAAAGGCGGTGGATGGCGCAATAAAGATCACGCAGTTTTTGGCCGAAGAGTTGGCGGCGATGACTGCAGGTGCCGCCGCAGACGATATTGTCAGGCTGGAAGATGAGTTAGAAACGCTCTATTCCATGCTGGATAACCCATCAAATCGCGTTAGGTTCTTTGGAAAAGACGGCGTTGTTGCCTACTACGACAAAGACGAAATCTGGGACATGATTGCCGAGACAGAAACCAAGATCGTAGATTTCCGGCGCCGTATGGAACGTGGAAGCCGGAAAGCTCCATTAATAGACTTGGTTTCCCCACCTGAATTACCTGGTGCAAGCGATGGCCGCGGAGATAATACCCCCGGAACTGCATCCAATACCATTACTTCGGTTGATAGTTCTAATGGCGATTCCGTTGCAGGCTTAGATTCTGCTGAAGATATCGAAAAGCAGATGGCTGATCGAAGAGAGGCGCTTCTATCATCTCTCCAGACAGAAAAGCAGGCCATTCTGGCGGCCTTTGGCGAGCGCGACGAGGAGATATCGAAACTGAGGGAAAACCAAACCCTCACTGAAATGGAAGCCAATAACCTGCGGATCCAGAACGAGCGCCAAATGTACGACTCTCTGGACGCCATGAGGCAGAAAGATATTGATCGAGAAAAAGAAGCTGTGCAGGCCAGGCTAAGTGCTGCGGCAGATATCGTCTCCATCACCTCCAACCAGGTCAACCAGATGGAGAGCCTATACGGTGAAATGGGGGCAGTTGGAGAGGCGTTTTACGTAATGTCTCAAGGCTTGGCTGCTGCCAATGCTGTTATCGATGGCATTCAAGCTGCCATGGCTATCCGCGTGGCCTATGCGCAAATGGCAGCGATGTCTGGCCCGGCAGCGCCCGGCATCCTGGCGGCTGGTGAAGTTCACGCCAACGTAGCCCAGGCGATGGGTGTCGCTGCGGCCGCGGGGATTACAGCCCAGACAATAGCCTCTTTCGAGGGTGGCGGTTATACCGGTGCTGGCCCAAGGTCTGGTGGCCTGGATGGGAAAGGCGGCTTCATGGCCATGCTGCATCCCGATGAAAGCGTTACTGATCACAAGTTGCAGAAAGCTGCTGGCGGAGGATCCGGAACCGTGGTCAACGTCATTGAGGACAATTCCCGGGCCGGCGAGACAGAAACCAAAAGAGGCAGCAACGGGCAGGAAGAGGTTAACGTGTTTGTCGCTGACATCATGGGCGGCGGACCCAGGGCCAAAGCCATGCAAACCGCGTTCGGACTCAAGAGGCAGGGCTACTGATGGCAACCGAGAAAGAGTTTCCCAGCTACCTGCCAACGCCGCTTCGTAACGGCTATGGACTAAAGGCGGCGCCCACGTTTGCCAGGACCAGCATGGCCAGCGGTCGTGCCAAGCAGCGCCCGGTGAACACCAGTGTCCCGACAATGGTTCCGGTGGCTTTCCTGCTTACCCAGGAGCAGGGGCAACTGTTTGAAGCCTGGTTCAATTACGAAATCAGCTATGGCACCGAATGGTTTAACTGCCAACTGGATTCTCCTATGGGGCTTCGACCTTACGAGTGCCGATTCACCGGCATGTACGAAGGCCCGAAGCTTCGCGGATTGAGGCATTGGGAATACAGCGCAGAGTTTGAGATACGAGAACGCCCTGTGCTGAACGAGGAATACTGGCTTTATGGGCAGGAGTTTATCCGGAACCAGAGCATCATCGACGTTGCTCTGAACAGCCTGTGGCCTGAACCATGAGCATCATTGAAACGGTCTACGCTTCGGCGCCGTCTGAGCATGTGATTCATCCAACGCTGGAGATCCTGGTACCGAACTTTGAGCCCATCCGGGTTGTGGCGTCCTTCGAGGATCTTACGGCAACGCTTGAAACTGGCGAAACGGTGACATTCAACGCAGGCCCGTTCGAATATAAAGAGCCGTCCAAGAACACCCAGGGAAATCAAACCCTGAATTTCTCCATCGCTAACGTCACCGGCGAGGCTCAGAAAGCTGTGGAGGCCGCACTGGAGTCTGCCGAGGAAGTGCCCGTAAATTACCGCGTGTTTCTCTCCAGCGATCTGTCAGCGCCTGCCAACAAGCCCTACAAAATGACGCTCAGAGGCGGAACTTTCGAGGGAATGATGGTGCAGATCGAGGCAGGGTATTACGACCTTCTGAATGCCGCGTGGCCCCGAAAGCGCTACACGTCCGAGTATGCTCCTGGCTTAAGGTACATTTAATGACCCTTGATGAGATCCTTGCGATTCCCTACGAGCCGAATGGTCGCTCTCAGTCTGGAGCCGACTGTTACGGCATCGTCCGGATGGCCCGCGTTTACCTGTTCAACAAGCCCTGGATGCCGGTTCATGGAGGTGTTGAGGGCAGCGACAAACGAGCGCTCACTGATGCAGTCCGGGCTGAGGCACCAAACTACCGTGAAGTCGGGCCACAACCAGGTGCAATTGCTTGCGCCTTCCGCGGCTCCCTCTGCACTCACATCGCCATCGTGGTTGATGTAGACGGCAAACGGATGATCCTGGAAACCGATGAACCTGGACGAGGTGGCCATGGCCCGCGCCTGGTCAACTTGCGGTATTTCGAGCAGCGGTTTCTGAAGGTTGTTTACTATGACGATTAAGGTCTACAGCAGCATCATGCCGGGTGAGCCGGCGGAGACTTACGATCGTTCGGGCTTAACCGTTGAGGCTTTCGTAAAATCCTTCACGCCGAATTACCGGCGCGGTGATTCTCAGCCGATTTCGTGCATGATTAACGGCGCCATCGTGAAACCGATGGATTGGGCCGATGCTGTTATCGGTGAGCGCGATGTGGTCGAGTTCCGGCCGGTGCCGTACGGGGACGTGGTGGATGCTCTGGCCATTGTGTTCCCCACGGTCTTTGGCCCTATTGCAGGCCCTCAGCTTGCGATCGAGGCGCTGATCGACATTCCCGGCCAGCAAGGCGGCCAGGGATCTCAGGGCAGCCAGTTAAATCCGGCAGACGCCAGGGCCAATATCGCACGGCTTGGACAGGGCATCCCCGAGGGTTTCGGCTATTACATTCGTTACCCTGACTACCTGAATCAGCCGCGCACCTTTTACCAGGACCGGAAAACGCAGGTGATTCGCCTGCTGCTTTCTGTTGGTGTGGGCGAATACGAGATTGATCCGGACTCCGTTAAAATCGGTGAGACGCCGATCAATGAGTTGAACAACGCGGACTTCACCATCTATGAGCCCGGCGCGGATCTTTCCGGTGTCCCGAATCACGAGAATTGGTTTCAATCACCCGAAGTTGGCGGCACGCAAGGCAGCGCAGGAATCCGGCTGAAGGGCGTCACCTATGACCAGCGCACGTATTTTGGATCAGGCACGGCATCAGGCGACGCGATAACCGGCGTTTCAGTAGGCGAGTTGTGGGAGCCCGGGATCCTTGGGTCTATAAAAATGACCCAGTCGATAACAATCACCGACCCGGGTATTAGTTCAACGCTTATATTCAATGGCAATTTTCAGCACCTTGCCGCCGGCATGACCGTCAACATCGAATCCAATGTCGACGTGAATGGCACCTACGTTGTTTCAACAATCAACGCAGCCAAGGATGAGATCGAGCTGGAGACGACCGGCGGCGATCCTGTAACGGATTCATCTGGCCTTTCGGGTGCCATGTCCATAGACAAAGCGGGCACAGAGTACGCGCTGATCTCAATCCCCAGCGATACAGAGATACAGGTTGAGCGCCAGCTGGCGGACGGTTCACCTGATCCCGACTGGGATGGGAACCTGCCCTCAGCTTCTGTGACACTGGAGATTGTCTGGAGCGCTGAGGATTTTACCGGCAACAGGGCCGGACCCTTTGTCGTGTGCCCGGATGGCGAAACCACTGACACCATTGAGGTTGATCTTTTCGCTTCTTCTGGTTTGGGCGTGGTTGATGGTGAGTCCATAAACGCCAGGAGCCGGGACATTCGGATCGAATATCGCGAAGTTGGCGCCACGACCTGGCAGGAACAGATTGAGACGGTCAGCGGTAGCACCCGCGATCAGCTCGGCTGGACGTTCACCGTCAGCCTGCCCTCAGCCATCCGGCCAGAGATCCGGGTGAGCCGTCTGGGAGCGGAGGATGTCTCGGTAACCTCCCTCGATCGTCTGGACTTCACGGCGCTGCGCTGCAAATTGCCAGCGGTAACGAGTTACGAAGGCATTACCACGATGGCCGTGGATATTGTCGGTTCTGATGAGATTGCCAGCAGCTCCAACAACAAGATCAACCTGGAGTTCACACGCAAGTTGCCAACAATCAGCGACGGTGAATTCACTGCCAACTCGGCCACCAGGAGCATCAGCGCCGCTGCGTGCTATGTCGCCAAGTCACTCGGATACGCAGACGATCGGATCAACCTGGATGAGATGGAGCGATACGAGGCAATCTGGACGCCACGCGGTGACACCTTTGACTATGTGTTCTCAGATGGCACCGCCAAAGATGCGATCGACACTATTCTGAGGGCCGGCTTTGCCGAGATGACCCTAGAAAATGGCGTCATTACCCCAGTCCGAGATCAGCCAAGAGAAAAATTCGAGGACGGCTACAGCCCCGAGAACATGACAACTCCGCTCCGTCGACAATTCCAGGGCAAGAAAGTGGATGAGCCCGATGGCGTAGAGGTGGAATACACCAAGGCCGGCACCTGGACAACGGAAACCATCCAGTGCCTGCTCCCAGGAGACCAGGCGATCAAGCTGGATAAAGTGAACCTGAAAGGCGTCACAGACCAGACCCGCGCCTGGCGTATTGGAATGAGACGAAGGCGAGCCCAGCGCTATCGCCGTTGGACGTACTCGTTTGAAACGGAGCTGGACGCGCTCAACAGCCAGTACCTGTCCTTCGTTCCGCTGGTGGACGATGTGCCCGGCTACGGTAAGGCCTCGATTCTGCAATCCATCAGCTCTGATCGAATTGTTGTTTCGGAGCCGCTGGAGTTCGAGGAAGGCAAAACACACGTCGTCGCTTACCGTTCCGAATCGGGCGACGTTGTTGGGCCATTTACGGCAACACCTGGCCCTGACAAATACACCGCGCTTGTGTCGATTCCGCAGCCCTGGCCAGCGGTTACTCCCTCGGACAGAGAGCCGACCCATATTTACTTTGGCACAACCGATCGCTGGAGCTTTCCGGCACTAATTACCGAAATCAGCCCGAGCGGCCCGTTATCTGTTGGCGTTACGGCGACCAACTACGATGACCGGGTGTATGCCGACGACGATAACGCGCCTTTCAGCTAACGACTAAACAACCACTTTCCACAGAGCCCGCCATTGAGCGGGCTTTTTTGTGATCGGTAGAGGATTAAATAGATGACCAAGTTCAACACCGGCAACCCTGTTGGCAGCTCTGATCCGCGTGACCTTTTTGATAATGCCGCCGTGGCCGATAATCTGGTTACGGGTGAGGCGCCAGCCTATAACGACCGGCTCGGCAAGTCTCGCAAGTCCTGGCAGGGCATGGAAGATGAGTTTGCCGCCTTCATTGCGTCGAGTGGCTACGAGTTCCTTGGAAACTACGCGGCGGGCATTGAGATTACTGGGTACAACCAAGTGGTGCGCGACACCTCCGGCGAGTTCTGGCGCGTGTCTGGCTCCACTGATTTGCCGTACACCACTACAGGCGCGGGGCTGCCAGAGGGCGCGGCGTTTGTGTCTGTTGGGGATGCGGCTTTGCGCCAGGAGTTGGCGAGAACGGTTGCAAGCGGTCAGGGCGCAAACCTCGTTAACGGTGCGACAATCTACGTTGGAAGTGTGGCGGAGCTTGAGGCTTTGTCTTTGGCGGTGGGGGTGAATGTTAGATTGACTGATCAGGTCAGATTTGGAGACGGCACGGTTAAATCCGGAACACCGCCGAGCGATCCTCAAAAGGGTGTATTTATCACACTTGCCAATGGTAATTATTGGGAGCGAGATAGAGAGCCAAACCTAACAAAACCGCGCTGGTTTGGTGGTAGCTCCGCAGCAACAGAAACAGAGAACACGTTAGCAGTTCAGGCCGCTCATAATTTATTGCCGTCCACTGGTGGTGCTATATACATAGATGAACTAATTGAATGCTCAGGCTCTTTAAGTTTCACAAAGAACATCCTTCTGAAAGGCAATAATAGACGTGGTAGCGGTCTTGTATATACAGGCATCGGGACTTTTATAACAAATTTCTTCCTTGTAATTATGGATATGTCGGTAAGTGGGAAAAGTCCTGATGGTACGCTGTTTTTTAACTCTGGGTCGGTTGGATTCTCATCTTCTGCTTCAATACAAACAAGCGGGGCGGCTCTAACAAATTGGGACACTATTGTTTCATGGGCCGGTGGATTTTATTACAAATTCATTGATACGTACTTTGAAAGGTTTTCCAACGGGTTCACGAAGCTAAACGCCAACAACATCAGTTTTCACGGATGTCGCGCTGCACTGTTCGACAGATTTATAAGATACAACGGAGGAACCGGCCCTATTTCTTTTTACGGAGGCAGCGTCGAAAACTTCACAGACGAGATTATCAGAGGCGAAGGGGGCGCAGCATCCGTTATTAACTTTAACGGTGTTTATGTTGAAAACAAAGTTACCCCTCAAGGGTGGTTATCAAATGGTCTTGAGGCAGATGATGGCGCAAGCGCAATAGGGATAATTGGCGGGACAGTGCTGACAACAATTGGCTGCTCCATAGCAACTCCTGGACTAAGGTTCATCACAGGTAAATTTGAAAGAATTGAATCAAGCAATTACCTGTTTAATGTTTCTGGAATGGATCACTATTACTCTGGTAGTGGCCTTACGCTTGACGCTGGCGGAAGATTCTCGGACAAGGCTGAAAGCGGTGCATTTACAACTTCCTATTTGCTTGTGTCGAAAGGACCATCAGTAATCAAAGCGACCGACCCGTTCACTGGTAAAGATATAAGCATATTGCCTGAAAATGACTTGACTCTTGAAAACGGATGGACTCAAGACGCTAGTGGGCAGGTTTGTCGTTATAGTGTTATTGATGGTGTTCTTTATTTAGATGGAAACATTGACGGCGGGGCTGCAACGTCAGAGCAATTTGCAACGCTTCCCGCTGATATCGCAGGCCGAATAGATACTACGAAATGGTTTTCAGCCATCAAGACAGATACAGGGGCATCTGTGTCCGCTAGGGTTGCAATAAATGGAGCTTGCAGGATAGAGGGCTTGATGACGAATATCGCATTTAGCGTTGCGATACCGTTAGTTAGCTATTAGATATATACTATTGAAATGCGTGACTGCGTCAAATCAACACGTTAATCCGAATAGCCATAAAACGGACGGTTAGAAACGCTATGCCGCTGATGACCGAAACCATCACGCGGCTTCTGGAATTTAATATGTCCTTTGGTTTGGCCTCGTGGGCATTTTGTGGCCACACTCTGCGCACGGATGCGCACCAATAGAACAATGTGGGCGAGGGCGTCCGGCATGACCTTAATTAAATCAGACAGTTATAATTGCTGGCAGCACTCATAATGCTGGGGTCGGCGGTTCGACTCCGCCCCTTGCTACCAGTATTTCCAAAGGGTTGCG